AATTTTTACTGCTCGTGGTGACAAACCTTTCAATCCATTCTTTGGATCTAGGGTGTCTGAGTTGTTATTCGATCCTATGGATCAAATTACTACACTAGCAATTAAAACAGAAATTGAAGAAACTATTAAAAACTTTGAACCTAGAGTAAATCTAAAAGAAGTTCAGGTCAATCCCTCATATGATGATAATGAATATAGTGTAGTCATTAACTATGAAATCATAGGTATTGACCTTGATTCACAACAACTCTCATTCGCCTTAGAGCTTACCAGATAAATGCCTCTAGTAAATTTTAGTAATCTAGATTTCGATCAGATCAAGGCATCCATTAAAGATTATCTTCGTGCTAATTCAAACTTCACGGATTATGACTTTGAAGGATCGAACTTATCTACGATAATCGATACTCTAGCATATAACACTTATATTACTTCATACAACGCCAACATGGTGACGAATGAAGTATTCATTGATAGTGCAACGTTGAGAGAGAATGTTGTATCACTATCACGTAACGTAGGATATCTTCCAAGGTCAAGGAAAGCATCTGTAGCTAATATTTCTTTCTTAGTAGATGTATCTAATACCACAGCAACATCTGTTACTTTAAAAGCTGGAATTGTAGGTCTTTCTGGAACTGTGGGTAAAAAAACCCTTACATTCTCGATTGCAAATGATATCACTGTTGTAGTTGATTCTGATGGTATTGCAAACTTTACCAACATCGATGTATTTCAGGGAACATACTTAAAACAAACTTATACAGTATCATCACGTAATAAGACACAGAAGTTTATTTTGCCTAATGCTGGTGTTGACACTTCACTGATTCGCGTGAATGTAAAGGAATCAGAAGCTTCTACTGTCACTAGAATGTTTACACAGTTTGATAGTTTATTTGATGTTGGACCACAGTCACCTGTATACTTCCTGCAGGAGATTGATTCTGAAAGATATGAAGTAATGTTTGGTGATGGAACATTCGGTGTATCACTACAAGAACCAAATTATATTGAGATTAATTATATTCAATGTGATGGTGAAATAGGTAATGGGATATCGAAAGTAAGGTATGCAGGAACACTTAGAGATAATAACAATAACGCAATCACATCGGGTGTATCACTTATTACTGTAAATGAACCATCTTATGGTGGTAGTAGTATTGAGAGTGTTGAATCAATCAAGAAGTACTCAACACAGATTTATTCCTCACAGAATCGTGCAGTTACTGCTGGTGACTTTGAGGCAATCGTTCCTACCATCTATCCTGAAACTGAATCTATCTCAGCCTTCGGTGGTGAAGAACTCACACCCCCACAATATGGAAAGGTATTTGTAAGCATCAAACCAACTAATGGTGTATTCCTTTCAAGTACAATTAAAGAAAATATTAAGAAACAAATTAGTAAGTATTCTGTAGCAGGTATTGTAACTGAGATTATTGATCTTAAGTACCTGTATGTTGAAACAAACTCGAATGTTTATTACAACTCAAACAGAGCACCCAATAGTAGTTTTGTTTCAAGTCTAATAACACAAAACTCTAATTTATACTCCAATTCTACTGAGTTAAATAAGTTTGGGGCAAGGTTTAAATACAGTAAATTTCAAAAAATCATTGATGAAAGTCATGAGTCTATTACTTCCAATATCACAACTGTAGATATTAGAAGAGATCTTCAGGCTACAATGAATACTTTTACTGAGTATGAAATTTGTTTTGGTAATCGTTTCCAGATTGTAAATCATGGACATGGTATTCATCAAGGACAAATTGGATACAATATTCGTTCTTCAGGATTCAAGATTAGTGGTATCTCAGACACTGTTTATCTTGGTGATACTCCTTCGGGGGATTTGAAGACAGGAATTGTTTTCTTATTCAAACTCAACTCTCCAACTGAACCAGTGATTCTAAGAAGATCGATTGGAACTATTGATTACTTAAAGGGTGAGATTAAGCTCAATCCAATCAATATTATTTCTACCGATGTATTCCGTGGAACTAACTTGGTTGAGATCTCAGCAACACCTTATTCAAATGATGTTATTGGATTACAAGATCTGTATCTCCAATTAGACCCCTTTAATATGAAGGTAAATATGGTAACAGATAGAATTGCAACAGGAAGTGATGTTTCTGGAACAAACTATCTCGTATCTTCAAGCTACGCAAATAGCTTGGTCAGAAGAACTCCAATAGTTTCCTCTTCTACATCCACTGACTCTGATGAGTCTACTAATTCTGGATCACAGGTTATTGGTTCTAGGGTGTCTGTTAACACTACAACTACACCATCAAATTATAATACATCATCATCAACCACTACATCACAACCTTCCAGTTCAACATCAAGTTCAACTTCATCATATTCCTACTAATATCAGAAAATGGCAGTAGATAGAGTTCAGTTCCAGGATATTGTTGAGAGTCAATTTCCTAGATATGTTTTGGAAGACTTCCCTCTTCTTCCAGAATTTATAAAGCAATATTATAAGTCACAAGAGTACCAAGGTGGTACTTTTGATTTGATTCAAAATATTGACAAGTATATTAAGGTTGATGAGTTATTCTCCCTTAAGACTTCTACCCAACTGAATGGTGAACTGGATTATATTGCCACAACAATTCCTACATCATCTCTTACAAACTTTACTGAAGGATTTCCTGAGACTAATGGTCTTATAAAGATTGATCAGGAAATCATCCATTACGAGTCGATTAGTAATAATTCTTTTATCAACTGTACCAGAGGGTTCAGTGGTATTACAACATATGTTTCTGGTAACCAACCAGATCAACTGACATTTAATCAAACAGAAGCTTCAGAACATACAGATAATTCAGTAATCCAAAATCTGAATGTTATTTTCCTCCAAGAGTTCTTTAGGAAATTAAAGAATCAGATTGCACCTGGTTTCAATGATAGGCAGTTTTTCTCCGATTTAGATCAGAGAAATTTCTTATACAATGTAGATAGTTTTTACAAATCAAAAGGTACAGATCAATCATTTAAGATTCTCTTCAGAGCTTTGTATGGCGAAGAAGTAGAAGTCATCAAACCAAGTGAATTTCTATTCAGACCTTCTGATGCAGATTATAAAGTAGAGAAAGACTTTGTTGTAGAACAAGTCTCAGGTGATCCACTAGAACTTAAGAACCTCACGCTCTTTCAGGATTCCACAAACTCTAGAGGTTCTATATCTGATGTTAAACCAATTAACTATGGTGACAAACAATATTATCAAATAAGTATTGACTCTGGATATGCTAGAGACATCAGTGTTACTGGTTCTATCTTTGGTGAGTTTAAAGTCAATCCCAAAACAAAACTTCTCAATAATGTAAGCATTGGTTCAACTATTCTTGATGTTGATTCAACTATTGGTTTTCCAGATACTGGTAAATTAATCATCAAGGATAATGTAGGGGATATAGTTTCGATTGCATATACTGGTAAGAGTATTAATCAATTCTTCAATGTTTATGGAGTTGATGATACTTTCTCATCAAAAGAAGATATTCGTTTAGATGATTATTCATACGCATATGTTGGATTTGATACTAGTAATCAAATTCAGGTTCGTATTACTTCTACTCTTAAAGAGTTCAAACTAAAACAAGATTCATACTTCTATAATGAAGGTGATACTATCAACATTCAAACTCTTGGTATCGAGAGAGGTGATGAAAGATCTCAGAACTGGTATTCTAACGTTAAAACGGAATGGAATATTGAGGACATTGAACTAGTTGATGAACTGGAAAAGTCATATTTCATCACTCTATTTGATAGTCATTTCTTAAGACCTGGATATCAGATTACACTAACAAGTAATAGTGGATTGCAGTTGCCTGGAATCGTAATTAGATCTTCATCTGCTAACACCTTTCTTGCAAAACTGACAGCAAACGTTGGTAGTATTTCATATATTAAAGTCGAGAATCAACTCCTTAAAGGAAACTCTGGTAAGTATTCTACTCTGAATAACTTTGTTGCTAATGTTCAGAATGTATACCAGAAGTTTAATGGTGATGTAGTAGTTGCATCCAACTCACTTCCTAACTATTCAAACATTTTCACTGATCCTTATGATAAAAAGATCACATTCTCTGGTTCTTCTGTTGATCTTGAAACTCTTGTCCTCACTACAAACCAAGATCATGGTTTTTTAAATGGTGATGCCATCTTCTACAAACCAGGTGTAATTAAATCAACAACAATTGCTCCTGATGGAATTACAGTTACAACTGAAGTAGAGAGTAAATTTGAGAACATAGATGCTAATGTTTATTATGTTAAGAGAATTAATTCTACAAGTATTAAACTTGCAAGATCTAGAGCAGATATCTTCTCCAACAAGTTTGTAACTCTAAATGGTGCTGTAGTAGATAATGAGTTTATCTATTATGATTTCTATAATAAGAAACTTTCTCCACAGAATATTGTAAGAGAAGTTCTTACACCTGATAATAAATCTGGTAACTATCTAACTGATCCTGGTTACAATGGAATTCTAATTAATGGTGTTGAGATTCTTAACTATAAATCTGGAGAAGGTTTAAAGTATGGTGATCTCAGATCTCTTGAAATCACTAATCCTGGTGAAGAATATGATATCATCAATCCTCCTGTATTGAGTATCGTTGATGACTATGGTAGTGGTGCAGAAGGGACTGTATCAATCGAAGGAGAGTTGGTAGGTCTAAACCTAATCGACCGCGGTTTTGACTATCTAGATGTTCCCACAGTAACTATCACTGGCGGTAACCCCATAGAAGAGGCTGTTGCTGAAGTGAATATGATGAGTATCATTCACTCACTTAATTTCAACTCAGAGCTTTCTGCAAGAAAAATTGATATTGGAAATAATACTATTGGATTCTCAACATTCCATAAACTGAATGTTACAGATAAAGTATTTTATGATGCTAAAGATGGTAATCCAATCGTTGGTCTATCCACCAATGCTTTCTACTATGTTGAACTGGTAGATACTTCTACCATCAAACTTCATACTTCAGAGGACAACGCAAGAGTTGGAATTAATACTGTTGATATTACTAGTTTTGGAACGGGTGTCCAAGCTATTACTGTAGTTGATCCTAAAAGTATTGTATCAGATATCTATATTATAAATCCTGGTAAAGGATATAAGAATAATCAAAGATCTATTCCAGTAACAGGAATTAATACAGCAAGTAATAGTTTCAATATCCCTAACCATGGTTACAACTCTGGTGAGACTATTAAGTACTCCACTACAACCACTGGTATTGTTGGACTATCTACTACAGAGAACTACTATATTAATAGGATAGATGATGACAACTTCTCTCTATCTTTGGTAGGAACTGGTGCAACTGATAAGAAACATTTTTACGATAGAAATATATTAGTTGATATTTCTACCATTGGTAATGGTAGTTTTAACTATCTTCCCATTGAAGTTAAACTTGATGGTATTGTTGGTGTCAATACTGTTGCGGGTCAAGACTTTCAGTGCAAAGTTCAACCAATCTTTAGAGGAACAATTCAATCTGTCGATCTGACAAATAATGGTGTGGCTTATGGGTCATCAGAGATCATCAACTTTAACAGACAACCAAACATCTCATTCAATAGTGGCAAAGATGCACAACTAACACCTATTGTAAGTAATTCTAAAATTGTTGATATTATTGTAAACAAAGGTGGTAGTGGTTATAATTCTCCACCAAATCTTATTGTCACAGGTGAAGGTGGGTTTGCAAAACTTACACCGATTATTGAGAGTGGTGTAATTACTTCTGTCAAGATCATGAGTTCTGGTGTTGGTTACGTCAGTGGATCAACCAATATTCAAGTAGAACCTGCAGGTAAGTATGGAGAAACTGAAGCTGTAATCAGAAACTGGAATATCAACCTCTTTGAAAGAGATTTTGATAATATTGGTGTTGATGATGGTTTCGTAAGTGAGAGTATTGATGACAACTCACTCGAATATTGTCACCTCTATGCACCAAGACCTCTAAGATCTAATACTTACGTCATCTCTGGTAGTGACGAAACACAGTATGGTATCTCTGATCTTACACTAGCTGGTGGTATAGAGAAAACAAGTTCTTATCACTCACCCATTCTTGGTTGGGCGTATGATGGTAATCCCATTTATGGTCCTTATGGATTTACTGATCCACAGGGTGGTAATATCTCTCAAATGATTTCTGGATATGAACTAAGAAATAATCCTACCAATAGGCCACCAACATCATTGTTCCCTCTTGGATATTTTATTGAAGATTATATTTTCACGGATAGAGGTGACCTTGATGTTCACAATGGTCGTTTTTGTGTTACACCTGATTATCCAACTGGTAGATATTGTTACTTCTCAACTCTGAATACTTTCAGTGTTGATTCTACTGGTCCTTTTAAAAACTATAGAAGACCTGTGTTCCCATACTTCGTTGGAGATACATTCTATTCTAAACCAAATATCACTAACTTCGGTGTATTGAGTAATCAAAATGATTACAACCTGGAGAATGGTGAGTGGTTTAGAAACACGATTGCATACCATACCAATGATGATAATAGTGGTTATGATTATGTGTTCAATTCTGATAAAGAAAGAAATCAATCACTAGACATTGTTAGTGCATCTGAAGGATCTATTGAGAGTATTGGTATCACTACTGGTGGCAATTTCTACAAAGTCAATGATCGTATTTTAATTAACAATGAAGGAACTAGTGGAACTGACGCACAAGGTCGTGTAGAGAGAGTATCTGGTGTTGATGTAAATTACATTAACTTTGAGACCACAGGTTTAGATAATATTGAGTTTGCAAATATTACCAATCTAAATGAATTCATCGGATTCTCTACCCAGTCTATCCCATTTAATACTTCTGATGTAGTAACTATCTCTGGTCTATCTACAACCTTCAGCGGTTATTCTGGAGTTACAAATACCAGACTTGGTATTAGAACAGATAACTTTGTATTAACTCTTGGAGTCGGTTCTACAGGTGCCACAGGTCTTACCACTTACTTCTATGTGTCTGGTGATCTAAACTATCCAACCATTCGTGAGAATGATATCCTTGGTATTGGAACAGAAAATATAAAAGTTCTGAATATTGATAACAGAGCAAAAAGAATTCGTGTTAGAAGAGAATATGATGGCATCTCCTGTGGTTTGGCACATACCAACAGTTCAATTTTATTCGAAGATCCTCACAAGTTCCGTATTAATGTTGGTGCTCTGAAAACAACCAATGCTCTCGAAATCAATAAGGAATACTACTTCTACCCACAAGAAGTTGTAGGTGTCGGTACTATTGGTGCTGGTTCTACTATAACCTTCTCTAACCCTGGTGTGGGGGTCACACAGAAGTTTATTCCTACTAAACAGATCTATCTGCCAAATCATGGTTTGGATGTAAATGATAGACTTTATTACAACAGGCAGGGTGGAACTGCTATTGGTGTTTGGAATGGAATAACTACTGCATTTAAGAATTTAGACACTTATGGTTTTTATTATACAGCTCCTATAACTAGAGATTTTATTGGTCTCTCTACCAATAAGATTGGTATGGGAACTGAAGCTGAGTTTGTTGGAGTTGGAACTACTTCTGGTCTTCTTTACTTCACATCTGTTCCTACTGATGATTACCATAGTTTCATCACAGATAAAGATAATGTATTGACTGGTAGAATATCCAGAACAACAGTCAATGTTGCAACTTCTGGAACACACGGTCTTTCAGTTTCTGATACTGTATATGTTTCTGTCAAGCCAACTGACACTAAGACAATTGGTGTTACTTATGATGATTTTTCTAGAAGAATTATATTTGATCCTAAGAGTATTACTGCTACCGATACTGTCAAAAACACTGCGACTATAGTAGGTCATGATTTTGTTAAAGGTGATAAAGTTCTTTATAGAGAAGGTTCTTCACCTATCAGTGGTTTGACTGATAATCAGTTATATTACATCTATCCATACAACGATAACTCTGTTCAATTTATTGATGAGAAGTTCCAACTATCAAAAGATAGACCACAAGTAGTTGATGTAACATCAACCGGTAATGGCACTCTTTTCAAGATTAATCCACCACTGTATGTAAAGAGAAATAACAAGTTGAAGTTTGATCTTTCTGATCCATCACTTTCCTTTGTTGTTAGTGGTGTTCGTTATTCTGCATTTGAGTTAAGACTTTATAGTGATAGTGAGTATACCAATGTATATGATACATCTGGAACTAAAACTACTTTTGAAGTTACAACTTCTGGACAAGCTGGTATTGATGTGGATGCAAATCTAACTTTATTGGTATCTGATGAAGCTCCAACAAACTTGTGGTACAAATTTGTTCCTATCAATAATGACATCATTACCAATGTTAAAAAAGAAATCTTTATTGATACTGATGTAAATTCACATCAGGAAATCAGTGTAGAAAAAACCAGATATGATGGTGTTCATACACTCAGTGGTATTGGAACGACTACCTTCAGTTACAATGTTTCTCTAGAACCTGATGTTTCAACATATAATATTGAGAACTCAGTCACCACATATGAAACCACATCATCTACGGCTCTTGGTCCAATCAGTCGTATTTCGATGTTAGATAATGGTAGTAACTATGATATCATTCCTGGTATCAACACAGTAACTACAACACACGGTAGTGGGTGTATTCTTAAACCACAAAGCACCTCTATTGGTAAAATTAGAAAAGTTACATTTAACTCACAGAATATTGGATTTGATTATCCAACTGACGAAACTCTAAGACCTATTGCTAACCCGCCTGAAATTCTTGAGTTAGAATCTCTAACATCATTTGAGTTTATTGGTGTTAGTTCCGGTGGTAGAAATTATCTGAGAGCACCAAGTTTAGTTGTTCTTGATGGATTTACAAGAGAAGTTGTTGGAGATTTGGATCTTACTTACAGTCTTGGAGACAATCAAGTTACTATTCTCCAAAATTCTACTGGAATGTATAATGTATCACCAGAAATTATTCCTGTTGATAATACAAATGGTATTGGTATCGCGTCTCTATCATACACTCCATCAACTAAGACTGTTAGACTTTATTTGAACAGTACATTTAGTGATGCTAGTGCATTCCCATATAGTGTTGGTAGTAAGATCTTTGTTGAAAATTTGAATGTCGGTGTTAATTCCACAGCTAAAGGATATAACTCTGAAAACTATAGTTACCAGTTCTTTACTATAACTGCTTCAGACTCCAATCTTGGTGGTGGTCCTGGATCATATGTTGATTATAGTCTTAAAGAATATCTGAGTGATAGTGATGTTCCTGGTGTTGTAGATCTATCAAACTCAGCTGGTAGAGTTATTCCTGTTGACCACTTTCCAATCTTCAATACCACTCTTACAACAAATGATTTCTTTAAAAATGAAATAATTCTATATGAAGGAAAACAAACTGGTAGAGTTGAATCTTGGAATCCAGTTACTGAAATCCTTAAAGTTGATACTTCTAAAGAGTATGAAGTTGGACAAATTGTAAGAGGTCTATCATCTGATACTCAAGCTGTCATTCGAACTAAAGTTGATTTTGATGCCGAGATTACTACCGGTGCTGGTGCAACTATAACTTATGGTTGGCAGAAGAACACAGGTTTCTTGAATGATTCTCTACAAAGAATCCCTAACAATGAGTATTATCAAACATTCTCATACTCTATCAAATCTAGAGTTCCTTACGATACCTGGGAAGATCCAGTATCTGCACTCAACCATACCTCTGGATATAAGGAGTTCTCCGATCTTCAAGTCATTAGTATTGAAGATCAACCGTTAGCTATCGCACAATCTTTTGATTCTGACGTTGATACTACTACCGATATTGTTGGTAGAGCAAGTCTTTACTGTTTCTATGATTTTGATTATGTAACTGAGAGTAACAATATTATAAATGGTGTTCCATCTTCTGATGAAATTTTCTTTGAGAATAGAATTCTTTCAGATTACTTCCAATCAGTTGGTAATAGAGTTCTTGACATTGATGACTTCAGTGGTGAGTTCTTCAGTAATGAAAGACCCACTAAGTATAGTGATATTGATGCATTTGAGTTTAATGATATCTACAATAAAATATTCACATTTGTAAGAGATAGAATCTTTACAGATGAGAGACAGTTCTCTATTGTTTCACTGATTCAAAGTGAAAGTGTTGGATATATGCAAGAATATGCAACAATAGAAACTTATCCAGAACTCGGATACTTTGATTACTTCTCAACTGCTGATGGTTGGAATCTTCAGTTCCATCCTGTAAAGTTTGCGAACAACATATACGATACATCCACAATTTCTATCAGTATCAAGGACAATATAACCTCTATTGGTAACACTCAACTTGGTAATAGTGTCGCTTTGAAATCTAATAGGGTCACTGTTCCTGATGGAGTAACTACTCAAATTGTGGATACTACGGCAGCAAACAACAGAGCGATGAAGGTTCTTGTTCTTCAGGAAGATGATAGAGGTGAATATGCATCTAATGAGTTTAATCTGATCCATGATGGAACTGATGTTCATATGGTGGATTACGGTCAGATGCAAACCAAACCTGGTTCATACTCATCTACTGGATTTGGTACTTTTGGATCCAGAATTGACGGTGGTGGTAACTTTATTCTTGAATATACACCAAATGTTGGTTCAGCGGTTACAACTAATTGTTCTATTGTATCCATATCTGACTCTGCGACTGGCATTTCTTCGATAACATTCCAAGAATCCAGATTGAACTCTGGATTTAAGGATATAGCATCTTCTGGGTCACCATCAGCTAATACAATCCTTCAATTTGAAGAACCATACTCAACTGGTTATTACGTTGTATCTGTTAAGGATACAACTAACTCTCAGTATGAGATGTTTGAAGTTTGTGTTATTGCTTCTGAATCGAATCACGGTTTTGTAGAGTTTGCAAACGTCTATACTGGTAATAGTATTGGTCAGATTGGATTTACAACAACTGGTAAGTATAGAAATTTAACTTACACACCCAATGCAAATACAGCTGTTCAAGTCAGAACATTTGGTATTGAGCAGAAACTTTATGATGATGATGTGAGTGCTCCGATCAATTTTAGTTTCAACAACGTTAATATTACATCAGATAGAGGTCTTTATAGTGGTACTAAACTTGATCTGAGAACTGCATTTGATCTCAAACATGATGGTCTTCCAATTTTTGAGAGACAATTTGCTGGAAATACCTCAACAGTATTTGATTTTGATAATAATACTTTATTCCTCAAAGAACATTTCTTTGTAACTGGCGAAAATGTTACTTACTCTTATGCTGGTAATGGAACAGAACAGGCTATTGGAATTGCGGCAACTAATGTGACTGGTATTGGTATTACCAACAAACTTCCTAAAGATTTATTTGTTGTTAAGATTGGAGATGGTAGTGTCAGATTTGCAGAAAGTGCAGAGAAGGCACTAAGATTAAATCCAGAGGTATTGCAATTTACCTCAGTCGGTATTGGAACCTCTCATAATATCACTGCTAAGAAACAGAATGCCAAATCTTTGATCGCTGTTGATAATATGATTCAGGCCCCTTTATCTGAAACTCAGATTACTACATCTCTAAATGGCAATATTATATTTGATTCTATACTCGGAACCACTGGTATAACATCTATTGCTGCAGCTGATTTAATTAAGATTAATGATGAGGTGATGCGTGTTATCTCTGTCGGTGTTGGTGGTGCCGGAAACCTGACTGTCCAGAGAGGTCAACTTGGAACAAACTTAGAACCTCATGGTATTGGATCTACTATCACTAAAATGAGTGGTACTTATAATATTGTCGGAAGTACTCTGAACTTTATCTCCCCACCATATGGAGCTATTCCACTCTCTACCACATCATCTGCACCTTCCGAGAGAGATTATACTGGTTTAACCACACATTCTACTTTCCAAGGTAGAACCTTTATGAGAACTGCTCCTGTCAATACCGATAGAGAGACATATTTCGCTAACCACGTATTTGATGATGTATCAAATAACTTCACAGGTCTTAGAAGTGAGTTTAGACTTACCAGTGGAGGTAAGAATACCACAGGATTCTCAACAGATAATGCTATTATCCTGATTAACAATATCTTCCAGGAACCACAAGGTGTTCAGGCGAATCAAGGAACTTATGATCTTTCTGAAACTGCCTCTGGTATTTCTTCAATCAAATTTGAAGAAAGTGGAGCAGCTTATGGTTATGATCCCAATAGAAGTAATCTTCCTATTGGTGGTTTCATTGTTTCTATTGGGTCTACAGAAGGTGGTGGATATCAACCTCTGATTGGAGCTGGTGGTACAGTTACTGTATCCGCAACTGGAACAATCACATCTGTAAGTATTGGTAACTCTGGATCTGGTTATAGATCAGGATTAGGAACAGTGTTTGTCGGTGTTCAGACTTCTAGTATTGGAACTCCTAATATTCAAATCATTGGTACAGCTACTGTATCTGGTGGCAATATTACTGGTGTCACAATTACTAACCCTGGATCTGGTTATACTTCAACTAACTTACCTGAACTTGTAATCGATGACCCTGCATCATATACAAACATTCCTCTGCTCTATAGTGGAAGTTCTGTGCAGGGTATCGGTAAGTCTGCAACTATTGATATTCAAGTTGGAGCTGGTGGTAGTGTTATTGATTATCAACTGAAACAGGAAGGTTTTGCTTATGGTAATGGTGAGATTCTAACTGTTCCTGTTGGTGGATCCGTTGGTATTCCTACTAGTGGAACCTTTAGTGAGTTCCAGATTATTGTTGATGAAATCTATAAAGATGATTTCAATGGATTCTCTATCGGTGTTCTTCAAGTTCTCGATAACTTTGATTCTCAGTTTGATGGTTTGAGTAGAAGTTTCAGATTATCAGTTAATGATGTTGCGCTTTCAATTCAATCATCACCTGGATCACCCATTGAAGTTGACAAAACACTATTGATCTTCATCAATGATGTTCTTCAACAACCAGAAGTCGCATATAACTTCACTGGTGGTGGTACAGTTCAATTCGTTGAACCACCAGAACCTGGTGACAATTCAAAGGTACTATTCTATAAGGGTAGTGGAGATGTTGATGTTGTATTCACTGATATTTTAGAAACAGTTAAAACTGGTGATACATTAGACATAAACAATAATCCAGAACAAGGACAGGGTTCTGGATTGGATGAAGATGTGAGAACTGTTGTTGGTATTAACACTATTGATAGTGTTCAAACCACTACCTATAGTGGTCCCGGTGTCACTAATGACACAACTCTTAGTAGACCTTTGACATGGTGTAAACAACAAATTGATAAGATTATTAATGGACAAGAAATAGGTAAGGATAGAGTCGAATACGAACCTCTGATTTATCCAACTTCTTATCTGATTCAACCAATCAGTTTGGCTTCAACAATTGCATATGTTGACAGTATAAGACCTTTGTTCAACACTTATAGTGAGTCCGGTGATAGAGATTTCCAGAACAAGATTAAGATTTTGTCTCAGGATACTTTAGTTTCAGCATCTGCTACAGCTACTGTTTCTGGACTTGGAACTGTCTCTGTTAATGTGACCAATGTTGGTTCTGGATACACTATAGCTCCAACACTGAGTATTGCTAATCCTTTTGATGGAACAAGAGCTACTGGCACATTGTCACTCTCTAGTAGTAGTGTTGGTGTTGTAACTATTACCAACCCTGGAACTGGTTATACAAACATCAATCCTCCTTCAGTTCTCATTTCTGAACCAACTATCGTAAGAGAAGAGATTGGTGTTGATGGTTATAGTGGTGATTATGGTGTTTTGGTTGGGTTCGGTCTATCAACTGTATCTGGTGGAAATGAAATAATCCTTGATTTCTATATTCCTACTGATTCGTTTATGAGAGATAGTGAGTATGTTGGAACTGGTATCACAGTTAGTGGTATTGGAACTGGTGATTACTTCTCAGTATTCAACTCAAATGTTGACACAACTGAAACTATCGATTCTAATAGAATTGATGGAACCCCTATTGGAATCACTACATCATTCATTGATTGTGTATATCAAGTTAAGAGTACTTACACTCTTGAGAAAAATGTTATTGGTGTTGGTAATACCACTGTAAGAAGGGTATTTGTTAATGTTGGTAATATCTCAACCGAGTCATTCTCTTCTTCTTTGATTACTTTTGATTCTTCTTCATTCACCCTTGATACTAGAACCTTTACTGTATATGCAGGTGGAATTAGTTCTGCTTCTAATATGGGTAGATTCAGTTGGGGTAAGATTCAATTCGAAGGAAGAACATCACCACAAGAATTTAGTTTCTATGGCAACAATGGAATCATTGGAATTTCTTCTTCTGGTCTTCTGTCTAGGTTTGAACCTTTGAAGTATAGGGATTATACATCATAATAAATACTTTTACCAAATAGAACTACTATGGCCAAGTTAGGGATAAGTACTGGTTCTGCGCCTAATGATGGGACAGGTGACAGTCTACTTGATGGTGCCATTAAAGTTAATACAAACTTCACAGAAATTTATACTGCTATTGGTGATGGAACAACACTTGCAGTTCCAGTTACTAGTGTTTCAGCAGGAACTGGTATCAATGTAAGTGGATCTACCGGTAATGTGACTATTACCAACACTGGTATTGCTAATACCAATAATTTAAGAACTGATTTTCTTGAAGTTAGTGGAATATCTACCCTGTCTGGTGGACTTACAGTAACTGGCAACGCTACTGCAACACAATTTGTAGGTGGTGGAGCAAATATTACTGGTATTTCTACTCTCAATATTGTCAATTATAGTGGCGGAGGTGGAGGTGGTAGTGGAGTTGGTAATACTAATAATATAAGAACTAATTCCTTAGAAGTTAGTGGTATCTCTACACTTAGTGGTGGTCTGACTGTTGCTGGGAGTGGTAATGTTTCCTTGGATAGTGGTAACCTTTCTTTAGGATCTGGTGGAATTCAGGCATCTAGTTCATCTCAAAACCTCAATTGGGGTAGTGGTAATTTCTACTTTAATTCAGGAAGCCCTGAAATTGGTTGGACCCAGGGATCCGGTACTTTAAGATGCGTAAATCCATCGGCAATCATTTCCATCAAAGGTGGAAATCCTGGTGAAAACTTGGGTGTTTTCAAAACAGGAGGTGCAGTAGAACTTTATTACGACAACACCAAGAAATTTGAAACCACTGGTGTTGGTGTTACTATCTTTGGAACTACACAAACTCAACAACTGAATGTTACTGGTGTTTCTACATTCTCTGGTGATATTAATTTAAATGGGGCAAATGTTGTACTTGCGTTGAGTGGTGGATCTAGTGATGATAGATTAAAGTTTCATACTTCTGAAATTTATCAAGATACTCTTGCTTTCAGAATTATTAGTAATACTGGTGGAATTAATTTAAGAGGTGGATCTACAAACTCTTGGACAAATGCATCAGGAGCTGAAGAATATATCACCGCCACTGAAAATGGTTCTGTAGATCTTTATTATGACAACTCCAAGAAACTTGAAACCACTACTAGTGGTGTAAAAATCACAGGAGAGTCGAAAAGCGATTCGATTACACTTGAGGGTAGATCCTTTAGTATTTTACCTAGTGGATCACAAGATGTAACATTCCAGAATACATTTACTGGTGGTAAAATTGTTCAGCGCGCTGCTGGTGATGTCAGAATCACGAGTTATCAAGGATCTATTTTATTAAAAACAAACACTAGTACTGTAACTACAGGTGGACTCTCGTTATACTATGCTACTGGTCAGGCTGCAGAAGTTACACGACTTACAACTACTTCAAATGGTGTAGACATTAATGGTAATTTAAATGTAAGTAGTAATATTACAGTTGGTGCTGCTGGATCAATCAGTGGTGATGCCTCTTATGCGGTATCTGGAAAGTGGGATTTGGGTGCTGATGGTACTAATAACTATACCTTTACTGGTATTGGATTCCCAGTCACTACAAATGACCCTGATCTATATCTCGCGAGGGGTGCAGTTTATGAGTTCGTGAATGGGATGGGAGCACATCCATTCCGTATTCAGAGCACTGCAAATGGTTCTACTGGAACACAATATAATACTGGTGTTACTAATAATGATGTAAGTAATGGAACACTCAAATTTGAGGTTCCATTCAGTGCTCCTGATACACTTTATTATCAGTGTACTGCACACGCTGCAATGGGTGGAAAACTTTATATCTATCCGACACTTAGATAAACACAATAAATACTTTTACCAAATAGAACTACTATGGCCAAGTTAGGGATAAGTACTGGTTCTGCACCTAATGATGGGACAGGTGATAGTTTACTTGATGGTGCAATTAAAGTTAACTCAAACTTTAATGAGATTTATACTGCTATTGGCGATGGAACAACACTTGCAGTTCCAGTTACTAATGTTGTAGGTGGAACTGGCATTAATGTAAGTGGATCGACTGGTAATGTGACCATTACCAACACTGGTATCGCTAATACTAACAATTTAAGAACTGATTTCTTAGAAGTTAGTGGAATATCTACACTTAGTGGTGGTGTTGCCGTTACGGGTGTTGTGACTGCGACTTCATTCAGTGGTAGTGGAGCAAATATTACTGGTATTTCTACTCTCAATATTGTTAATTATAGTGGCGGAGGTGGTGGCGGAGGATCTGATACTCTTGCTGATGTAACTTCTAGAGGTGCTACCACTAATCAAACTATTAGTTTTAGTTCTGGTAGGGGTATCTTAATGGATACCGCCTCTAATAATAAATTTCAAATTTATGGATCTAGTAATCAAAAAGCATATATTACCCACAATCAAAATAATCTTGGTGGTGGTGCTAGTGATTTAGTCGTCATAGCTAAAAATGGACTGCATGTGTATGGTGGTACCACAGAAGACACGGCTAATCTTGGTCTTGAAGTTAAATCTGGATTAACTAATCTTTTCTATAATGGTGGTTTAAAACTCGCTACTAATAATACTGGTATAACTGTCAATGGAAATATAGATAGCACTAATCTTGAAACTGGTACTGGTTACCTTACACTAGGAAATTCCTCATCACAATTTGATATTAGATTTTCTCCAGCGAGTGGAACCAGTCCTGCGATTAGATTTAATTTAACCAATGGTATATCAGTATACAATAGGTATAATGGTGGTGCAGATCTTCTCGAAGATGTTAGATTTGGAACTAGCCAGACATTCGTAAAACACATAACACCATTTAGTGATTCAACATATAACTTAGGTACAAACACCAGTAGATGGGCATCAGTTTGGTCTGATAATCTTAACGTTGGTACTGGAACATCCACTGGAGTAACTAATACACCATCTCTAATACTATCCCATAATAATCCAACAGTTGTTGGTACAGCAGGAACCACTGGTCAAGTCAAACAAATTGGTGGTCAACCATATTACTATGATGGAACTACTTGGAGAGCACTATTCTTATCAGAGGCTCCATTAACTGTTAATCAAGCAGATAGTGATTGGGATAATACGATGATTCGTATGAATTTCGATCAGGCAAACATTGGTGCTGTTACCAACTTAAAGGATGGACGAACCCCGGCCGCTACTAATGTTGATCTAGTCGCATCACCCCTAAAATATGGAACAAAAACTGCAAGATTTCAATCTGGCAATACTGGTTTAAGTTTCACACAGAATAATTCAGGATCTGTATATTATCCTTTTGAAGGTTCTTGGACACTTGAAGGATGGTTCTACTTTGATTCTTCTGCACTTCCAAACGAAACTGCCATAACCAATTCTCATATATTATTTTCAAATCTTCATACAACTACTAATGTTGCTTCAAACTGGAGGATTGGATATTATCACCATGGTAGTACTCTTTACAACTTCTATTGGAGTAATAAAAATAGTTCCGCTACTGGAAATAATGGGGCTGGAAATAGTAATAATGGATTTTTATTAGATCAAAGAGCCAACACAAGCTTCGCTGATAATGCATGGCATCATATCGCTATTGTAAGAGAACCTAGCAATGGTTCAATTCACTTCTATTTTGATGGTACCGAAAGTAGTAGAACTAGTAGTAATCAATTAATTGATAATCAGATTAGTGATCAAACAACTCATTCTTTTTATGTTGGTCACTATGGTATTGCTGGCGATAGTGGTTCATTTCAAGGTAATGTTGATGATATTAGAGTTTCTAAATCAGCAAGATATACAGCTAATTTCACTCCACCGGCTTCAGCTCTTCCAATTACTGGTTCTACAACAACAGTTTATGAACCAGCTGATAGTAAGGTAGGTGAGATTTCTCTTGGTAGTTCACCAGCATGGACTGGAACTCCTGGAGTTACTGCTTCACAAGTAGCTGCTGGTCAATACAGGGCGACATTTGCTACAGCGTATTCCAACGCTACAGATTATGTTATACAGACCAGTATGAATGATTATACACCTGCAACAACTCCTGTTAGTATAGGTGTTAGTAGATTTACTACACACGCCGATTTCTTTGTAAGAAGAGTGAGTGATGGTGCCACTATAGATACAGGTAGTTTGGCAATTGATCTCTTTAGAAAGTAATCTTTTTCCACGATAAATAACAAAAAGTCCTCCCAAAATGGCTGCAATAATTACTGATCAACTTCGTATCTTAAATGCGAAGAATTTTGTGGCTGGTGT